ACCTAGTGTTAAGTTCTTTGTTTCGGCCATTTCAACCTCCTGTAATTAAAAATAATAAAATAATATGATTAGGTTACTTAGTTACTGGCATGTAAACTCCTGCTTCTGGTTTTGTTGCCTTGTATCCGTACACCTTAAGTCCTCTAACTGCATCACCGAAACTATTTTGTAGCCTCAGAGTTTCCGTCTTCACAAACTGAGAAGCGAAAGAGATGAAGTGACGAGTACCAGCCATAACGTGATAAGTACCAGTTGCTGCAGTACCTGTCCTTGCTATGTTGTTACTCATGAATAGAGTGAACCTGTCGATCATTCCAAGACGACCATTCCTCATGATAGATGTTCCATCACCAGTAATAGATGCGCTCTTTAAATCAGACTGTTTAATCATACCAGCTATCCATGGTGGAATAACTAACCAACGACCAGACTCAGGGACATTTGCTTCGTCCAGTGAGACTCCAGCACTGATTATCCATGCCAATACATTAGATGCTGTGATTGCTGTTGATGCTATAACGTTTGCAGCGTCAGTGTACACGTTACCGAGTACGTCTTGGTCTACAACGATCTTCATTTGCTCAGAAGCATCACCAGTTGTCTTATTGACAATTGGAATGTCTGACTGCATTTCATCAACATCGTCAACTTTGAAAGCGTAATATTTGGCCTTATCGATAAGCAATTCAATCTTGTCATCTTCAAGGTCTTGATAATTAATAGTACCACCAATTCCATAGTCTCCTATCGTAACGGTAGGCACGGCTCTGATTATAACTTTACTTCCAGAACCCTTAATCTCACCCTCCCAATCATGGTTTGCGATTTCTCCCAAAACAGTTGAGGCGTAAAATTTAGCTTGCATTTTCTTAGACCATATTTCAGGTATAAAATTACCGTTAGGTAATGAACTATAGCCAGCAGCTACTGCGACTTGTCTTCCCATTCTAGTTCTCCTAAATTAAATAATAATAGTGTTAAAATAAAATCACACTTCTTATTAGCTCGTTTAGGAGTTGTGGTCACTTGGTTCCTCAACAAAATGAGAATCACAGTTAAACCGCTAATACTTTACCCTGTGTTGGGTTATTGCAAAAAGATTTTTCCGTCAACCATGTCCTTATCGATTTCGGACTCAGCGTCATTAAAATCTTCTATACTCATTGCTTCTATTTGCTTCCTTGTAAACCTACTGAATGCTTCATCGTCTCTCCCCATTAGCTCTCTAATTCGAACCATCTTGGATTTCAGATGTAACACTTCTGCTTGGTCTACTTTTACCTGACCCTTAAGATCAGATACTTCTTGTTCGAGTTCTACGACTGAGCTTCTAAGATTGATATTGCTATCAATGAGTTTATAGTCAGTCTTCCCGAAATGTCTCATTACGAATTTTCTTAACATTCTATTCCCCAATAAAAGTTATATGTTTTGTATTTGACCGTTAGCCATTGCCTGGTCGATTGCATCTTCCTTTTCAGCATACTCTTTCTCACCCATCTCATGGATTTGTGTTCGAGTAAACTTAAATACGTTTCTTCCTTTAAGGTTATTCTCTTTAGACTTTCTGTTTGCAGGATTGGTTTGCTTCTTAGCTTTACCTACTTTGGTTTCATCACCATCGTCTTCCTGTTCAGATTTAAAGTCATCAAAGATTTCGATAATATCTTCTGCCTTGCCACCTTTAAGGTCGAGCAAAGCTACACGCTTTAGCCTTGGTGTAAGGTTCTTAAGATACTTAGAAAACTCCTTAGTCTTCATTGTGTCTTCCCAACCATCGTGGGCATCGTCTAGTTTCTTGAAGTGAGCATCTGTGTCGTCAGCTTCCTTCTGTGCTTTCCTGTCAAGCTCACGTTGTTCGGCTGCTTCCTCTTTGGTCTTCATCTCGGCTTTCAGTCCTGTTACTTGTCCCATCAAATTACTTATGATAGGTTCCATAGCCTTAGCCATGTCAGGGTCCACCTTCTCCATCTCTGCCATTTGCTGTTTAAGATCACCTACTTGCTCTTTAATTTCTTTTTTGGTTTCTTTAGCTTCGGATTTACTTTGAACAGCTTTGGTTAACTCTTCCATCTGAGTTTTCAGAGTGAAGATGGTATCTTCAAGTTCGAGTGATTTAGCTTGAGACTCTGCTAGTTCCTGTCTACCTCTTGTGTGATCTGCACGTGTATCCTTGACTCTCTTATTGGCGGTATCCAATTCAGACATTAAATCATCAACATCTTTATCAGGCTTATCGTCTACGTCATCATCTTCGCCATCTTTATCGTCATCTTCCACGTTATCTTTATCATCAGGGTCAACATCATCCTCTTTATCTTCTTTAGCGTTTTTATCATCACTGGCTTCCTTTTTACCGTACATGTCATTTATAATCGCATCCGCTTCGTCTTCCAGTTGCTGACCATACTTCTCCGTATCACTACCAGTACTTTGCGCTATTTTATCTTCTGCCTTTTCTTTCGCCACGTTCCCCTACCTTTCAAAATGTTTTAACATATCTTTGCTTAAATTAATACAGTCATTAAATGCCCTTGCCATACCTTGGTGTATTTCAACCTTTTCCTTTGGTAGACAGACACATTGATCTCTCTCGAAATCATATCGTCTTTGGAAATACTCTTGCAGTATTTGCCATGCGGGTCCAGTCACACCATTAGTTAGTATAGACACTGCCTCCGCTTCTATATCTTCAAACTTATTCATAGTTCCCCCTACTTATTGTTCGTTTTTAGTCCATCGTTCTTTGACTGCTTCCTTGTAGCACCCACAGTTGTTTTCTTTTGTCCAGCTTTCTTCTCTGCAGTCTTACCGTTTCTAGCCTCGCTTGCACCCTGTGCTATGTCGGCATTAACTTTCTTCTCTTCTAATTTCAGTAGAGCAGCTGCTTCGATTTCTTTGCCTTTCAATTCGATAGCCTTTAGTCTCATTAATTCTTTGTCGTTAAGGATTGCAGCTTCAATCTTCCTTATCTCAGCCTGTGCTTTTTCAATCTTGCTTCCCTGTTCTTGGTTCTCTAATTCTAACTTAGCTATTGCAAGTTCATCTGTTTTCTTCTTGATTGGGTCGTCAGCAAGCTGTGCGATTTCTTCTGGTGTCTTAACTACATCGTCTTCATTAAGTCCTTGGTTCTCGGCAACCATTCTAATCATATTTGGTCGTTTAGTAATCTGGTTGTCTGTTGGGTTGTTAGTGATATTTAACATATTGATAAGTTGAGTAGTCATGACCTCAGCTTTTATTAGCGTTTCTGAACCTTTAGCGTCAACCTTCATGTCACCTTTAATAGCATCATCGTTACTCCATTGCATGAAGAACATATATAGCTTGGTGAAGAATGGGTCAATAGCATATTTGTCTACGTTCTTTACAACTGATCTCTGTACAACGTTTGCAGCTTGTTGTAATATAGCTGTACCCTGTGCGGTGTCAGTGCCTCCGTCTCCTTGTCCACTTGTGGCAGCAGTTGGCAGATTTAACTCTTCGTCTATAAAAGTTCTGAATATACCAATTACTTCTATCAGTTCCCTGCTTACGCTTTCCATCTTGTGGATACGTAGTAATGGAGTTTGCGAGTCTCCACCCGTCCTTGGGTACACCTTAAATGGATAAATTTCATCAATCGTTTTTAGAGCTGCTGGGTCTAGGTCGTCTACATTGACCTCTATCTGAGGACCAAGTAAAGCTATGTCGTCCAGTAATCTTCGTGCCGCTGCGTTAAGTATCTCTTGACTATCAGCACAAACTTCTGGTACTCCACGACCCCATACCTTTTTAGAAACCTTTTCATAAGGAAATAAGAAGAATGGCAGACCGTCATCTACCGATTGGTCAAGCTCACACTTGATGACTTCTGACCCTGCAATCCATACATTTGCTAAAAACTCGTCACTCCAATCCTCTTCTGGAATATCGAGTCCAAGATCGTAAAGTTCTGAACCATCAACATAGCCCCAATACTCGAATAGATCGTATCTGGTATGCGTTTCCTCTATCTGAGACTGGTGAGCCAACTTCTTTCTTTCAATTTCGTGACATTCATCTGTATGATCTCCATTTGGAAATCTCAACATATGCACATCTATTTCATCTTTATCGAATCCAGCAAACTTCTTTAGTTGCCTGAACTCATGTTTGTTCATTACGTGACGTTGGAAACACCCGATGCTTGATTTCATATCCGCTGCATTAGGGTCAGGGTATATGTCAAAGATAGATGGAGCTTCAATCTGAGGCTTGATATCTATTCTTTCTTTAGGCTGAAACAACCAACCATGTTCTTCTGTTTGTACCCATCCATAGTCTTTTTCAATTTTGATAGATGCTGCTTTAAGGCAACCAGTTCCAAGTATAACCTGTTCAAGCATAGATTCTAAGAATAGAAGATCGTAATCAGCTTCAACCAATTGATCTTTTATCCTGACAGTCATTGCTTCGCTGGATTCTTCGGCTGGTGTTTTTTGTTTGTTGACTTGTGGTGCATCTGGAATACCTGTTGATATGCCCTCTGGTCTTGCTTCCTCTTCTTTGAAGTTAGTTGGTTCTGGTGTAGGAGCGATAGTCCAATGTGCTTTACCTGTTGCTGGAAAGAATATATCCAGAAGTCGTGAGTACGCTGACATTACCTTCATTCGTGTAATACCTACATACGTGTGCGACCTTCCAGCTTTTATTGCATTTTCAACTTCTGATTCATACTGCGAATAAAACTGTCTCAGGTTGACAAGCCATTGGTCTTCTTGTGGTTGTCTTATAGACTTCCATGATTCCCATCGTGCTTTGAGCGTAGCACCGTAGGTTAGCTTTTCAGGCTCTCCATCGATGTTCAGCTTCTCCCTTCCTTGTTCTTCTTCGTTTACAGCGTCAACTGACTTTGCTTGAACCAGGCTCATAAATTTCTCCATTAAAAAAAGGACTAGAGGCACATAGCAGTTTTGGGGAAATCCCTTACTGGTAATATGCAATCTAGCCCGAATTACTTACTAATACTGTTATACAAAATAATACTCTAAAAGTCAATACGATTCACGTTGTAGTTACCACTGCCTCTTTTAAGTTCAACTGTCTTTCCCTTGCATTTCTCTTGTCGGAACTTAACCTCATCCTTGGCATGGTCATGTACATTTCATGTGCTATCGCATAGCTCATAACCCTATCATCGTGTTTTCCTGGCACAGCACCAAAGGTACCATCTTCAAGTATTGAATAATTTCTAAACTCTTCAATAGTATCCTCGCATACAATGCCCGTATCCTTGTCCCTTACGATAGTAACTAAACCATCAATGATCTTATATTTGCTCTTTGTGGTAGTTAACCATCCAGCCTTTTTCATCTTACGGCCTGTACCTTGTGCGTCAAGAGTTTCTCTCTGGTATATTTTAGGATAGTTCTTATGCTTAAGTGTTGTGATGGTAGTCAGACCATGGTTATTAGCCTCGACACCCATTAAAGGAGTGTTGTAATATCTACCTAAATGATTCAAGAATACGCCAAATTGATCAGGGTCCAACTTACAATTGACATGAGCGACCTGTTGCCCTGTTGAACATCTGATAACATCTGCAGATGAAAAGTCATGCTTCTCACCAGCGATACCTTCGGCTATGTCAGCACCTATTACGTACTTCTCGCCCATCTTAGGTTTCTGCCATACTTTCATAATGCCTGTAGGTTTGTTTATAAACTTGCCGTAGTAGTTGAATTCACCTTGTGATTCGTGTGGATAGCATTCAAGTCGTGCAGCCATAAGATCGGATATACCAAATATGCTCTTACCAGAAAATACAAATGCTTCCTCTGGAGTCATAGGGAACCACTGTTTAAAGAAGTCTTCTTTAGTGAATCCTATAGGAGCTATAACCTCACCTATTTTCCATCTACGCCATGCTATGTTTTCAAGTGTTACACGTGAACCATCTGGATTGACGAAAGACATAAGCCATTTCTCTTCTTCGTCCAGAGTGGCTGCTATTCGTTTGGCTTGTGCTAAGGTTAGCGGTATGCGGTAGTCTTCATCGTATGTCCACGGTATGAAGACCTGTATGTATTCTGGTACACGGCCAGCTTTAATCTCATCATCCATCTCACACCAGTGATCATAGAAGTGACCAGACGTACCATTTGCAGTTGTTTCTTTTATTACTTCTGTACCGAGGATATGTGGAAACCCTGATGGTATTGATTCTAATAATCCGGAGAGATTATCCAAGGAGTTCTTGCTAAAGTAAGCGCATTCTGACCAATGATTGTAATGAGTAGTAATTCCTTTACCACCCTTAGAGTCGCATGTCTTTACGTCATAGCGTGACTTTAAGCCCGTTCCCCTTGGATTATCAAATACTAATGCTTTCTCATTCGACTGGAGGGTTTGTGGTCGTATTTCCTCTGGAACGTTCTCATGGTAAGTCTTTACCATCCTGAATAGACCGTCCCTGCTTTGATCGGCTTCCGTCATTATCATGGCTCCCACACCAGTCCTGTGAGATGTTTTCTGATAGTAACGACCTTCCGTATAGGTAGACAACCCTAATTTTCGAGGCTTTAACGCTAATACTCTGACATACCCCTTCTCTTTTCTTTGCTTCTCAATCATTCCATGAATAAGTATTTGTGACCTATTCAATTCGAATGGTACTAAGTAACCTGTCTTGTTCACGATCTTTAGGCATCTCGGTGCGTAGAAGAGAAAATCATTTGCTAACCTCAACCTGACTGCGTGGCTTGTCTCCATCTTTTCCCCTATTTGCATCGAATGTAAGATACAAGACAGAAGCTATAGTTCCAATCAATGTTACTATCATAACTACATATGGAAGAAACTTCTTCTCTGTTTTAAGTTGAGTCACACACTTCGATAATGCATTGAAGCTCTGATAACTAACCTTCTGTGATTCAAGTCCTGTAATCTTTTGAATTATATTATTTTTATAGTCAAACAAATCTGATATCTGTTTCCATTGTTCATCTATTTCTTTTTGTTGCGACTTACTCTGCTCTTCTAGTCTTACGCATTCTTCATCCATTCTTCCTTTTCCTTTTCCTGTACCAGATTCCCAATCCTCCTAGAATTAACGTTCCTACTCCCCCAGGCACCAACACATCGTTTGTGTGCTTTGCTACAAAGCCTACAGTTTCTACAACGTCCTTAACCGTCTCTCTGATCTCATTGACCTGAGCCGATTCTTCTACCGTTAACGGCTCACCGTCTGGTATTAAGAGTTTAGTTGCCAAACATCCACTTGATAATACTATTGATAAGATTCCTATAGATACAATCTTTAACATATTCTCTTCCTCCAATGCAACGGACCAATGTCCTTAAACAGTCTTTCGAACTCTAAATTCAATTCTATAAATACATATTCTCTATAAGCCTTGTCGTACTTCCACCTATAGCTATCAACTTTTATTGTAAAATTACCACTCGTATGTTTCGTGCTGTACGGTGTAACACTACCCTCTATAATATCTCCTGTCTTCTCATAGTGCATAACCCAATCTGGATACTTCCTTGTCTCGATAGCCGACACTTCCGTCATGAATGCAACAGATAATACCACTCCCACTACTATGCTACTCACCATCCTCTTCCACGATCTCTTCTTCATAACCTTCCTCCCATGCATTGATTTTTAAGTTAGTTATCTTAGATGTTTTCTCGTAAGCCTTTAGATGCTTTTTTGCATACTTCTTTATGGGTCCAATTATGATATCATCGTCAGGCAAGTCTGTTCCTATGTATTCTACAAGTACTGCAAACTCCAAAAAATACGTCCTTGGTTTCTTGGTCATAGCATCATCCTGTGAATTTGCGGAGCCTCTCCATTCTCTACTGTTGCACATGAAACAATAGGCTTATGAGGGAAGTCCTTCCCATAAGCAAATGCCAACTGCTTTACGTCTATACCACAACCTACGTTCATTCCAAATATACAATCATGTGGTGAGGCCGTGAATGCAATCCCTGCAAAACTATGCCCATGACCAATGACTGTTGAACATCGATTGTTTATTGCTAAGTTTAAGTGTGCTAGTTTACCAGAAGCATTGCTATGCATATAAAGAACCTTGTCTATGACAAAGTGGAATTCATCTTTCCATCCCTCTGGCAGTTTCCATATATCTCTGTAAGGCTTGAAACATCTCTTAGGTAGCCCTATAGTCTTTGCTTTTCTGTCTACAAGTGCATCATGGTTTCCCCTTGCCAGCATAACTTCTGGAAAAGCCTTGAACCATTTCTTTAAAATCTCATCAGCTTTTTGCATTTCACCGAGGGGACTCCAAAGATTTGGGTCATGTTCGTGATAGCTTATACTATGGTTATCAACGAGATCACCAATATGCACTACTGTACCGCAATTCTTTTTCTTCTGTATTGACTTACAAAATTCCAAGTATCCCTTTTTCTCAAAGGGTATATGTGTGTCG